CGGAGGGCTGGCGAGTGACTGAACTTGAAAAAATCATCCATAAGCGGTTCCGGCGACTCTCTAAACCGATCTGCCCAAAGTGCAATGTAGAGTGTCTTTGTGAACGCACAAAGGACATGCCGTCAACAGATTTTAAGATCCAATATCGGTACTGCCCCATCTGTCGCCACCCGGAACATAAGATTATTCCGAAGTAGGTTCCAGAAGTCTGGAAACATCTGGAAACGCGATCTAACCGCATTCGCTGCCAGCGCGATAATTGCGAACATGGCACGAACCGCGCAAGAACATTTAGACGCACTCCTCGAACAGAGGGACCTGTTGGTTGACCAGCTCAGCAATGCGAGCGGTTATCGAATAGCGGATCGCTCTGTAACCAGAGAGGAAGTGAGCGACCGTCTAAAAGACCTTGAGGAAATCTTAATTCCCCGTGCGCGTAAAGACGTTTCTGGCAGCAAAGGGCCAGCGCGAAACCTTCTCAATCTGAGGAGGGTGCGATAGTGGGTGTTATCAAATCGCTGCAAACCCTGATTGAATCGCGGGCAAAGCGGGCAGAGCTGGACGTTATCGAGCGTCAGCAGAACCTCTCCAATCAGGAAACAGAGACAAAACTCAGCTTTGAGGAGCGTCAATCTGCACTGGAAAACCAGCGGCAACGGCGTGAAGTCCGTTCTTCTCAGATCAAGCTGGCAAGACGGCAGGCCGACGCAATGCTCTCCAGTTGGGAAGGTGCAGAAACCGACCGATTGCGTGGTGATAAGTGGATGTCCTCCAAATTATCCACGAACGACGCGGTTGAAAAGGATCTGGAAAACCTCTCAGACCGGGCCGAAGAATTATACAAAAACGACTGCTATGCATCCTCAGCAATCAACGGGCGTGTTGACAATGTGATTGGCAAAGGCATCGGCTACCAGTCGCGTGTTGTTGCAGTACGTGGTCTGATTACCGAATCCCGCGCAAAGGAAATCAACGAACAAAAAGAGGCGGTCTTCAAGAAATGGGCCAAGCAGGAGCGCCTGCGCCATAAGCAGAAAATGGCTGAACGGTGCAAAGCGATCTATGGCGAATCACTGGTCGTAATGTCTCAGGTGAAAGACCGGGGCCGGGCGATTCCATTGCACCTGCAGGTTATTTCTCCACGACGACTGGAAACACCGCCGAAGTACGAAGGCGATCCTAATGTCAGACTGGGGATCAGATTCAAACCCGGTACACGCGAACCAGTCACCTACTACATACGGAAAGCCGATCCAAGGGACTCAAAAGAATTCTCTTTTGAATACGACGAGGTAGCCGCCTGGCGAGTATGCCACGATTTCGACGAAACCCTCCCCGGTCAAATCCGTGGCGTCCCCTGGCTGGCTCCCGTCATGAATAAGCTGAAAGATATCAAGGACTTTGCAGAAGCGCACCTGATATCAGAACAGATTGCAGCCTGTTTCAGTGCGTTCATTACCACAGAAGACGACGACAACGAAGGCGCAGCAGATGAGCGTTCCTATGCAACTGACGCTTATGGGAACCGTCTGGAAACACTGGAACCGGCAACACTGAATTATCTGGGCAGAAACCAGAAGGTGCAGTTTGGCGACCCAAACAGACCGAGCGGCACACTGGAACCGTTCCTTAATGCACACCTTCACGCCATCGCTGCGGGCCTGCGCTATCCATACGAGCTGTTAGTCAAGATGTACGACAACAGCTATTCAGGCGGGCGACTGTCGCTCATAGATGGGCATAACACGTTCCGGTGCTGGCAAGAGGATTGCATTGAAAGCACATGGCAAAAGGTCTCTGACCGATTCACTGATGAGTGTGTGATTCATGGGCTGATTGACGTGGACTCTGATGAGTATCTGGAGAATCGCAGTGCATTCCGCCAAGACAAATGGCTGCCACAGGGCTGGCCTTGGATTGCACCGAAAGACGACGTGCAGGCCACAGTCGATGCACGCGAAGCCGGTTTAACCACAGATACAGAATCACTCTCTCTCCACGGTCGAGACTTCGAAGAAACACAGCAAACCATCCTGCGGGAAGAACTGACCAAGATCGAAAACGCGGCGAAGCTGGAGAAACGGCGACGCGAATTAGCGGCAGAGATTGGTGATGACAATTTCGGCAAGTCCGAAGAACAACTCAAAGCACAGAAACCAGAGGTGGCAAATGAGCCTGTTAATGCTTGAAAGCGTGGCGACTGGCAGCAAGGTTGACCGTGAAAATAAAGTGATCAACGGCGCTGCAGTAATCCGTATTGGCAAGGTGAAAGACTCGCGCGGCTGGAAGATTACCGATGTCACGTTGGATCAGGTTGTCAAATATGGCAACGCAAATACCAGCGGAGTGAAGGCACGGGTAGACCATCCCAGCCGTGGGAAAAGTTCAATGGGAACCTTTCTTGGTGTCTGGAAGAATTTCCGTAAAGACGGTGACACGGTACGGGCTGACCTGCATTTATCGCCTACTGCTTTCAACACTCCCGGTGCTGGAGATATCGCCACTTACGTGATGGATATGGCAGAGCATGAACCGAACCATTTCGGCGCGTCTATCTCTGCTGACTTCACGAAAGACTTTGACGGAATCGAACTCACGATCGCCTCACTGGATGCCATCGACATTGTGGATAGTCCGGCGGGTACAGATGGAATGTTCTCAAAAACGCCAGATTTCGAAGCGTCTTTGAGTGAATTGATAAACGTTCATTTTACGGAAGAAGCGGAGGCTGCCGACACGTTACAGGCATTTCTCAGCACTCATTTTAACAAAGGAGATTCAGAAATGTCTGAACCAGAAACACCGAAGGTAGAGCCAAAAGAGACTCCTGCGGTTGAGCTGCAGGCGGCAGAACTTAAACCGATTGACACGGAGTCAATCAAGGAGGAGGGCCGCATTGAAGAACGCAATCGTGTCTCCAAGATCACCAGTCTTTGCACGCTTTCAGAATGCCCTGAAAAGGCAGCCGAACTGATCAATGGTAATTTTACCTACGACGAAGCCAAGGGGCTTGTGGACGATCTGCTGGAGCGTAAAGCGGCGGCACTGTCTGAGGATGGTGGAACACCGAAACCCAAAGAAGAAGACCCAGACGCCAAGTACAAAGCGCAGTACGAGGCCGACAAAGCAGCGATGGGCGGCAACCTGTCAGTCTCTGAAGAAGACTACATCGCATCTCTCAAAATCAGCGAATCCGGCGGGGTTCTTTCACTCTAAGAAAGGTAGGTGATCCTAATGACAGCTTTATCAGCAAACGCATTGATCACGGCGCAGAACCCCGGAAATCTTCGGGCTTATACCGTGGCAAGCGCAAAAACAATTTACACAGGTGGTCAGACTTTCGTTGACGCTACCAGTGGCCTGGCGACGGACGACGGCAACAGTGGTGCAAACCAGTTTGTCGGGATCTGTAAGGAAGGCGGAACCGCAGGCGAAGAGATTGAGGTTTACAGCACAGGCTGTTTCAAGATTGCAATCGCTTCTGTTGCGGCTGGCAGTGTTGGCGATCCGGTTTACTCGGACGATTCCAACGGTGGTGTCTTGGCAGCGACAAACGCTCGTTACATCGGCACATGTACCAAGTACGAATCCTCTGGAGTCGGCTGGTGTGAAATTGCAACTCAATACTCTGCTCAGGTTGACGCCGTCGAGTAACCATTAACGCCGTCACAGGCAGAAGGAGATAAAAATGACTTTAAGCACAGCAAAAGAGCAGGTTGTCCTTCGCGGATTAACCGCCAAGTTCGACAACGCTGCAAAGGCTGCAACGCCTTTCTATCCGCGTGTATGCACGGTTATGCCGTCTAATGGTGCGGATGAAAAATATGGTTTCATCGGGAATATGCCCGGTGTGAAAGAATGGAAGGGCGACCGGAAGTTTGAACAGCTTCGGGAAGCGAACTTCGAGATCGAGAATAAGCACTGGGAAAACTCCTTGCTGATCTCAAAGAACGACATCAAAGACGACCGTATGAATCTGTACGGCAATCAGATGGAAGACCTTGCTGCCGAAGCAATGCACCACCCTGACGAGCTTTGGTTTGAAACGCTGGTAGCCGGTTCAACAACTGCCTGCTTTGATGGTCAGTATTTCTTCGATACCGACCATGTGTGGGGAGACTCTGGCTCACAGTCAAACGACCTTGCAAAAACGGTAGTAGACAATACAGCCGTTACGGTGGCTGAGTTTAAGCAGTTGTTCCACGATGCACGTTCAGCAATGCTGAATTTCAAACGGGACAACGGTAAATTCTTCCGGCGTCCGGTTGTGGGCGGGATGAGTAATCTGATGCTGGTTGTGCCAACCGAGCTTGAGTATGTCGCAACAGAAGCGATGAACTCACAGCTCACTGGTGGTGGTAATACAAACATCATCATCGACAAGCCAACGGTTGTCACCAGTCCCTACCTGACGACAGCAACAGCGTTCTATCTGCTGAACCTGGGCGACTCAATGAAGCCGTTTGTGTTCCAGGCTCGCGAGCCTCTTTCTCGTGGCTACAAAGGGCTGGACGACCTTGAAACCAAGGATGTCAAGTTCATGACGGAAGCACGTTACAACCTCGGTTACCTGGCATGGTGGAACGCCATCCTCGTGACTCTGAGTAACGCCTGATATCGGGTTTTATAAAGCTACCTCCTCAATGTGAGGGGGTAGCCATCTTTTTGGAGAATCAAATGATTGTAATGTTAAAGCCCAGATGGCCGGGAACCTTTCACAGAAATGTGAGGGACGATGCGGGCGAAGTAGTCGAGCGGTTGTCGTTCGTTAAGGGCAAACGTGTTGAACTGACGGACGAACAATTCGAAGCTGTTCGTGGTGATATCGGACACGCGCTGATGGTCGTCAATGAAGACGGCAAGCCAGACAAAAAAGAGACTGCCGACATTGTGAACGGCGACGAAGGATCTGTTGAGGAAATCACAAAGGTCAGTGACTCACTGATTCCTGAAGCACTGCAAAAGAAACTGATTGCAGCAGGCATCCAGGAGCTTGAAGACCTGGCAGAACTGATCGACGCAAGCCCCAAGTGGTACGAGGATGTCAATGGTATTGGCGAGCCGTCCGCAAAGGAAATCGTTCAGGCACTCAAGCAACATGAGGCAGCGTAGTGACACTGAAGAGCGAAATACTATCAGACGTAAGTGGTGTCATATTTGATACAGATGACTTTGCGGAATCCGCTTCTGTCAGTCGGAATTCGGTAACTGTAACACTCTCTGTGATTATGGACACACAGGAAGTAAAGACACGCGAAAACGTGAGTTCTCGCTCTGCGGATGTAGAGGTGTCTCGCAATTGGGTTGTGCTGTTGGTTCAGGCTTCGCTGTATGACTTTGGTGGCGGGGCCGTGGAGCCTTCAACGACTGATTCTTTTTCAATCGACTCCAGGAAGTTTGAACCGCGCAGGCCGGATGGTATGGGTCAGTGTTGGGAATACACGGACGGTACATCACAGATATTCATGATTTACGTTGAAGAGGTATAGGGCGAATGGCAGCACCTGATGTAGAGCTGGCGGATGCAATCGTTGCAGACATCAACAGCGCATCGCGTACATGGTCGCAGTCATTCAGAGCGGAAAGAACGTGGGTTCCATTATGGATCGGGAAGGATGAACTGGACGACCTGCAATGTCTTGTGAATCCCTGGCCTATGGTGGAAGTGTTACCGGAAAGCCGGGGCGCAACTTATTCGGAATACTCAATTGACTTCGGGTTTGCCAAGCGATTGAAGAACAAAACGCGGGACGAAATAGACTGCCTGAGACTGGTGGTTGATGAAGCAGCAAAACGGTACACGGTGACGAATTTCAGTGTAGCCAGCGTGGGTGATTATGTCGCATTGAGGCGACTTGATGAATATGTCTCGTTCGACCCTTCGCGGTTGGATCGGGACCCGAAGTCAGGAAGATACACAGGGGATTTCCTGAGCTTATTCAGAGTTCCTTACAGACTGATAGAGGATTATTGATATGGCGGGTGTTGGGTTCAGGATGCCAGCAAACGCGGTGTTTTTTAATGCGAAAGTCGTAGAGACAGCAGCGGAGAAGGCGGAAAAGAAAGTCCTTGGCAGGTTCGGTTATTTGACGATGAAGGACGCTCGAAAGTCGATGCGGAGACGAAAAAAGGGGCCAAGCGAAAAAGGTAAACCACCACGGGTAGTAACCGGGCTATTAAAGAACTTTCTGTTTTATGTGTACGACAAATTCAAACAGTCAGTGATAACAGGGCCAGTGAGATTAACAGGTTTTAAAGATGCAGGTGTAGCGCCTGAGGTTCTGGAATACGGAAAACTAGATAGGCCGGTAACCGTTCCGGCTTTTAAGCGTCAACTATCAAATCACATGCCTGACATGTGGAAA